CAGGCCTAGTGTGGCGCGGGCCATTACTGCGCTGTTCACTCATAAGCCGAGAGAGATTCTCTCGGTTGACTTCAAATCCTTTGATGTATCCGTACCAGAGGTGGTTTTAAACACCATCTTTGAAATCATCAGAGGCTGGTTCACAGTGGAGTCGAGTCCCGTGATAGCCTTCGCCCAAGAGGGCTTCATGCGGACGGGTATACTCTGTCCAGATGACTATCTTCCAGGTAGTTGTCGCACTGGCGGAGTTCCGTCAGGTTCAGTCCTTACTAACCTGATCGACAGCCTCGTTAACCTTTGGGTTATGCATTATGCAGCACATCGCGTCTCTTCAAGTGTTCTCTTCTCCTTAGCTCAAGGAGATGATGGGGTATATACCTTTCAAGGTTGCCCCAGTAAGCGCGATTTGTCGCAGGCTGTTTCCGAACTAGGTATGACCATGTCAGAGGAGAAGTCTATCATGGAGAAGGGGGTGGTGCATTTCTTGCAAGATCTTCACCTCGCTGACTACATGGTGGACGGCTCTAATGAAGGTATGCGACCCCTTACGCACATACTCAATTCGAGTATGTCTCAAGAGCGTATTGATGGTAAGCGATGGGATCGTGATTGCGACACGATACGCTGGTTGCAGCAGTGGGGAGAAGCTAGGTTTCATCCTAGGTTCCACGCGTTCTGCGATTGGCTCTACGAGACGGATTGGATGTGTAGGGGTTTGTTGGCCAGGATCCGTGATGACGACGGTCCTTGGTTGGCAGATGCCCTAGCAGCCGTTAACCGGAAAGATTCAAATTCTTTCTGGGGTCTCTCTCCGTCGAGTTTTAAGTCTTCTCCCGTAGTTGGATACCTTACGCGCAGGCTAGGTTGACTAAGTGTCTAAAGTGTCTTCACCCAGAAAGGAAAATAACATGCAGTATGTACTCGCGGCTTCTTTCATATTTCTGGCCTGCCTAATCTCGGGCTGGGATGTGGCGATGTTATACCGCGATGAACCTAACTCCACGGTGTCTACTGTTTTGCGTAATTGGTCAATTTCTTGGCCAATACTTCCGTTCATGGTCGGCGTCCTTGTCGGTCATGTGTTCTGGGGTATTTCTTAAGGCGCCATATTTAAGGGGAGGGTTGTATGGATGTGTCTTTTCAGTTTGGTCCCACTTGGGCATCTCTACCCAGAGAGCTCTATCGGCGTATCCCTGATGCTCTTCCGAGTTTCTTCTCATCTGGCCAAGGCTGCTTTGTGCGCGGCGTTGGTTTGTTGAGCTTGGCGTATACTGTGTATCAGGTTGTGAG